GTAATGATCTGGATGGCTCCATAACGTTTGCCAGTGACGGAGTCACCTGCGTTAAGGACTTCTGATCCGACTGAGGAAAATTCTAAAGTATTATTTCTGGATGAACTCATAGTGGTATTATAGCATAACTGCTATCTGGATTGACGGTTGACGTAAGTTGAGAATCTATTTACAAGGTTAGTATTGTTTACACGGTTATCTATTTTTTCAAGTTCAAGTGCCAGGTAAGTGGCAGCGATCTGCTCTTCAGCCAGTGCCTCTTGTTGCTTGTTTTGCACCCTTAAAAAATCGGCGTATGCCCCGTGAGCGATAAAGTAGAACCACTCCTGCGGGATGTCGGTTGACGATGCGGTAAAAGGAGTGAACTCCTTTTTGTATGTAACGTAGGCAACACTAGCTTCGCCTCCTCTGATGTTCATAATGTGAGCACCCCTTGCAGTCGTATAGAAATCATACTCCAGAGCTGATCGGTTTACAAATGGTTGAGTGCGGTGAATGCGGATGAACTCCGATATGCTAGGCAGATCTACTACTGTAGGTGCTGGGTCTTCGCCACTTTGAGCACTCCAACCACTTTCTAGTGGTGCATCAACAGCACTAACGGGTGAGTTATAAAGAACCTCTCCCTCTGAGTCGGTTCCGTTGTAAAATGCACCTCGGCGCAAAATAAACTTTTCATCATCCCATTGAATATCAAAAAGAGATATTTCGTCTGCGTTAAATAAAGTCCATCTACCTTTCCCGTTGTCATCGCCATTACGAACATACAGCCCATTGGCTTCAGATGTCCCAGCACCGAAGACGTAAAAACTGTCCTCGGAGTAAGGAACAGTTTGGTCGGCTACGATCGTGCGAGGCTCGTTCGCTACCATATAGCGAGGCCAACTCTCTGAGGTTTGATAAGCCTCGTGCGCCCGTCGATTTACGAACTGCAAGACCTGATCTTGCTCTTCATAAGTAAGGCTACCTGCGCCAATTAAAGCCTGGGCAAGTGCTAGTAAATCGCTGTATGACTTCGTTTGCATTAAAGTTTGTTAGGTGTAAGGTCTGAGAAATTCTTTTGGAAATAAGTCAGGAACTCTTTGGAGTGCACTGTCTCTTGTCCGTATTTTTTTATGAGTCGAAAGTACTCACGGTGCGGAATAGTTGCTACGCAACGGCCCAGAACTGGGTGCACCTTTCCTTTTTCTTTCGAGGCTTCTTTGCGAGCCTGGTTTACACGAGATGCTTCTGTGCGCTTCTCCAGTTGAAAACCATTTTTAATTTCGTCCATGAAAGCCTGATTGACTTCATCATCGGAGTACTTGGGAACTTTTGTAATTATAGACATATCTTTGAGTTTACGGCAAAAAGGGGAGCCAGACAATAAAAATCTGGCTCCCCGAAATGTCAGCAAAGATTACTGAGTAATCTTACCGTGCGCTTGAGGGTGGTATACACCAAGCGTAAGTGTGCAATCGCAGAATCCACGCTCGCCTCCACCTTCGTTAGGCAGACGAGTTGAACCCATAGGGATCAGTTCGTGCACGCCGTAGTACTCAGGGTTGATGAGGTAGCCATCGTTGTAGTCAGTACCGCCAGCAATAGTTGCAGGAGCAGTGTCTGGGTTCATGTTGACGATGGACACGATACCGTGGTCGCTTTGGTAAAGCTCGACAGAGAGTTTGATCTCGGCCTTGTTACCGTCGTAGTTGACGGCACGGATGCTTTCGGTTGCGCCAGCAGATACACGAGCGAAGTCAGCAATTGTGCGACGAAGACCAGTGTCAGCAACAAGCATAAGGTTGTTGGAGCTACCAGTTTCACGATAGATCGAAGAGATCAAGTCGTTAAGATCTTCTTCACCGAATGCACCAGAAGTGCTAATGTCGTAGATCGAAGACGCAGGAGTGCGGAATCCAGCAGGAACGTCAGTAGGACCAGCAGAGTCGATCCAGTCACCAAGACCACGAAGGCCATAAGGTGTACCAGCACCGTCTTCTACGCTGCGGTCTTGTGTACCGATCAGTGTAGCTTCGATGTCACGCTTGAGTTCACGGATAGCTTTAGCTTCAGCTTGTGCAACCTTAGCTGGGCCTACGCTGTCAACAGCTTCTTGAAGGTCAGAGACCTTGAAGTTACGGCGGAACTTTTGGACGTAGTTACCAAGACGAGCACGACCAGCGAACTGATCAGTGAATGTAGCGACGTCTTCGCCTTCGGCTACACCAGCAGTGCTAGGAGCAGAAAGAGCGTCTACGGTCCATTCAGTGAATGTAGCACTGGACTTCTTCTTAGAAGCAGATGAAAGGACAGGAGTTTCCTCGGGAGCCAAGATGGTAAGTACATCTGTGAGGTCTTCACGATTAGAAACAGCGGAACCAGGATTGCTGGTGTCGAATGTATTTGAGAATGCCATTGTATTTTATATTTGAATTAAGTTATCTATTTTGTAGTTGAAGGGTTCTGAGAGTAATGAAGTCATCTTTTTCTCCTGATTGCTTGAACCGAGTACTCAAGTTCTTGATTGATTTATTAGTTCGGCTAACTTGTTTGTCAGAGCTTGCGGCATTCGGAGTAGAAGTATTAGAAGGGTTAAGTCTTACTTTGGACTTTGAATCCCTTACTTCTTTCCTGCCGTAGATGCTGTTAGCAGCGTGCGCTAGTAGATATGGCATCTGTGCTTTGACTTCGGCGGGGACAGTGGTCATTAGTATTTCAACCCTGGGGTCGCTCATAATGGCCTCGTATTGCCGCCTTGTATCGTTGTCATCGCCCTTAAGCCAAGTTAGTTCTTCTTCGGCCTGCAAGCGCAATTGCTCTTGCATCTTTTCGCTTTGTTGAACCTTTTGTATTTCTTCTAGGCGAGCAGGTAGGAACTTGTCTCTGGCCTTGCGTGCCTGCAATAAAGCATTGCGAACATCGGCCTTGGTCATTTCCTTGCCTTCTACTTCGGTGACTACATCATCAGCTTCATATCCGTCTGCATTGAACATAATGTCCTCTGCCCATTCAATTACATTACTAGCATCCGTAGCTTTGATTTGTAGAGCCTCAATGGTTTCTACTTCATTAAACGGATTATCTTTAATTTCTTGAGTCGGTTTTAATGGATTGTTTTGCTCGGCAGAAATCTTAGCCTCAATTTCTTTTAGCTTTTCTTCTGCTGCCTTGCGTTTAGCTGTGAGTTCTCCAAAGCGGGCTACTGCACGGCTGCCTAGCTTGTCAGCTAGTTCCCGCAGTTCCTCTTCGGACATTTCGTCTAAATCAATCTGAGAAAGAACTTGCTCGTCTGATTCGGATTCAGGTGCTTCGTCTTCAGTACTCTCGTCTGATTCCTCTGTACCTTCTTCTTCTTCAGAAGCAATTTCGTTGGCCTCCTCTTCCTCAACCTCAGCAGTCTCTTCCTCCTGTGGTTCAGGGGCTGGTTGCCCTAAGCGTTGAATTGCAAAATCCTCCGCTGTTATATTTGTCTTTTCCGCTGTAGAGTTTTCGGGTTCAGCGTCTCCCGTTGTGACTTCGTTGTTCATATAATTCCACTCCTCAACGCCGAGCGATAGCTATGTTTTGCATTATAGCACACAAAATGCGTGCTAGGAAATTACTCCGAAGGGGAATGCTTGCCCCAGGTGGACATAGTTAGGATCTGATCGTAACTAAGTATGCGTCCTGAAAGTTGTTGGATCTTGTCTGTCGAAGCTTCATACATCTCTGCAATGCACTCTTCACGCATTTGCTTTATGAAATCAATAAAGCGATTAAACGAATCGTGCCGCTTGAGGTGCTCGATGTCTTCTTCTATCTGAGGTTTTTCCATATTAGTATTGAGGCATTGATTGAGTCTGTACTTCGCCCATCTGTGCAGGGGTAGTACCTATGCGGCCGATCTCAGCGTTCTGCATTTGCTGCATCTGGAACTGATATTGACCTGCGTACTTCTGCAGGCGTTCGGCAAAGGCTTCGTCCTCTTGTAGCTTCTGCTGAATGTCTGGCTGCTGACCGTACTGCTGCAAGACCTGCATAGCAATCTGACCTCCGTTTGAACGGGCTGGCATTTCGATGCCAGCGTATATCTTTGTAAGGTCGTCGGTGACATCCTTAACCACTTGCTGCTGTGCGTCTTCTACAGGGGAAAGCACAGAGTCCGCCAGGATAGGATCAACAGATCCCGCTAGAACAGCAATCAACTTGTCAACGTCGATACGTCCGTTGCGGTCCAGCTGGATAAGCTGAGTCATCTGAGCTAGCTTGACTTCCTGGGACTTGGGGTCGGTGTTCAGTACATCGTAGTTAATTGTAATATCGAAGTTCTCGTCGGGATTACCTCGGTTCATAATCTGAGGATCGGGAATTCCAGTTACACGGAAGAATACTTCGTCTGGTCCGAAACGCTGGAAGCAACGGTAAGCCATCCGCATAACCTCTGCGTTGTGCTGCAGGAACTTGTCCACCAAGAACTGCTTGCGTATGCTGGAGATCTGAGAGTCTTCGTCGAGTCCTACGAGGCGGTCAGCCTGCGTAGACTGATTCACTTCCATTTCTATTGACCCTTGGTTGAACGCAGGAGTCGGAGCAAAGTCGAGATCACCTTTACGGCGATACGGGATCATGCGTCCTGGTCCCCAGTCGCTAGGCGCCTGTCCTACTGGGTGCAGAATCGGAGGCAATGTAGCTAGGCTGTTTCTGTCGATACGGGAGTCACGCTCTACCTTTACCTGGTTCTGTATTCCACGTAGAAGATCTGGGACCGTAGTTGTATCGTATAGACGCTTGCTGTCTTCAGACAGCTTAGTGACTACAACTGGGTAGTCCTCGTAGCCGTTGAGTAGTTCACGCTTGGCGTAGGCGGGCGCCTCGTTGTTGTCTCCGCTGTACTCCTTGTGGAATACAGTGCAGTAGATCCCTTCGGATCCGTCTTCAGGGTCGACCAGCCGTTGGTACGCATACACGATTTCTATTAGTTCATTCGCTTCGTAGGCGTTATCGGTCAGGCTAGTACTACGGCGGCCTTCCTGTTCTCTTTCAATGCTATCAATGTTTACCCCTCGGTAGTGCTCAATAATGTAGTCAACAAAGTCTGCGTCCCAGCCTGATGTTGCTACCTTGTTTTCCAGTTCTTGAGCTGTATAGTAAGTTCTCCAAAAGCAGTAAGGTGCTCGCTGCGGGTCGGTTACATACGGAGGAAAAAAGAAGTCCCCGTCTGGGGCTAGGGTCTTGATCTCTGGTGCATTGACCTGCCTGCGAACAACAGGAAGCTCGGCTTCGCCTGA